CCAGTAAGCGCACGGACTGTAGCGTCACGACGGCTGGCTGACGATGGGCCAACGTCTACGGCAACGTCAAACAAAGCATCGCCCAGGTTGTTCTCATAAATGAGTTCGCCTGTTTCTTCGTCGATCTGTGGCTTCATCAGTTCGATTGAACCGACTTCTTCCATAGCGCCGACTGTTTTCATCTTGCGCTTTTCTTCAACGTAGATGTCTTTCGACATTGATAGCCATATCTCACCGCAGCGCCGCACAGCCTTTGCCATGTTGCTCATGTAGATGAACGTCTGCATATCCAAGCGGGTCTGGATTAGCTCAACAGCCTTGCCGCTGATACCGCTGACCATCTTGTCGGCTTGCTGGTTGTTGCCCAGTATCTCAGCCATGTCGGATTCAGTGATCTGAAGCAGTGCTGCCATCGCTGGTGGAATCGCTGCAGACTTGGTGTAAGCAACTGGGCCAGCAGCCTGAGTCTCGCCGTTTGGCCCAGTGATTGGATTGACCAACAGATACGGATAGTTGCGGAGATTGTCCTCTGCCCACATTACCTGATGGCCTGAGACTTGTTCAGGAACCAAGATAGGCTTTTCAATGGACGAAAGCGCACTGATCTCACCCAGCTTGGATAGCTGCATATTCTTCAGGCGCTGCGAATCTTTAGCTAGGCGAACATGGCCCATGCAACGCTCAACGTTATCGACAAACCAACGCTTGCCATAGACAGGAACGATAGGAATGTTCTTGCCAGCGATGTAGCCCTGATCTTCAAGGATGCCGCCACCGCTCATGATATACTTGCGGACGCGCTTACGTTTAATACGCTTCTGGCGTACTTCTACAGTTCCAACGGCTGCTAGTGTTTCCTCTAGCGTTTCGTCTGCGTCGAAGTCGGCTTGCGTGTAGCGTTCTTCTTCGCCTTGGATTGTCAGGAATATCCTTACAGTTTCGCGGGTTTCTTCAACGCGATAATACTCAGCGACGAACACAATGTCAGGCGTATCCCAGTCAAACTCATACTGGTGAATAACTTTAGGCCATGTCGATGGGTCATCGTTCCACTCAGCCTTGTAAGCTTCCTGCGTCATGGAATACAGAACGAAGCAATACTTTGCGTCAGCCTTGTCCTGGCGCTTTGCATCAAGGTCAAAGAATACAGAGCTGTCAGCGTCATAGATTGGTTCTATGCGGATGCGCTGGCGTTCGTCCTCATCGTTCTCATCATCTTCGTATGCAGTGCGTAAACGCCAAGCGCCATAACCGCCGCCAACTGCTTCCTCAAAAGCGTTGTCATATGCTTCTTCTGCGCCGCTGTCCCGTTCGTCTGCACGATAGAGACCATTGCACGTTTCGGTTAGCTTGTCGTTTGCTTCACCGTCTTTGCTTACAAAGTCTACAGCGATACGGTTGTTGCGGTATTCGTTGATGATACGAATGACGCTGAGGTGGATCTTGTTTACCTCGAAGCGTGGTTTGTTTTCGTATTGGTCACCCAGTGGGCCTTCCCACTGCGCTCCAGCTATGGAGTAGAAACGTCTATCTTGTAAGCACTGTAGGCGTTCATCACGCACCGAAGATTGAACACGGTCGAACTCTATCAACGCTTGTTGATGTATATTCGAAAACCTTTGTTCTTTATTCAATCGAGCCATTTACCACCTACTCACAGTTGCTAAAGGTTGCACATCGAAAGTCTTTGGAACGACTGCTCGACGTATGGCCTCGCACGCATAACGTAGCGCGTCTATAAGGTGGTTATCACGATCTGCAAGGATTGGCAAGATTAGTCCTGTCAAAGGATCAGTTTTATAACTGTAGCAGGTTAATTCGTCAATCGTATGTTGGCAGCGAGGGTGAACAACTATGTCGTATGACTTGAGCCATTCAACGCCTTCTTCTACAGACTTAGGCCCTTTTATTGCTGGCATGATCTTTGGAAAGCCGTGTTTTCTCATGTGACTGATTGTTTCAGGTCGAGCGCTATCAGCAACGATGGGCCACTTCTCCGACTCTGGCACAGTGAAGAACAGGTCTGGCGTGTCCATAATCTCACAGCCAACGCGATACGCTTCATGATCGACATAGATTGTTCTTCCGACAACATGGCAGCGGATTAGGACTGTCGGGTCAGATGCAAAGCCCCAGTCAGCGCCGAAGCGATGCGTTGCGTCCTCTGGTGTTTCAAAGTCCTCTATCTTCCAGTTACGGAATACTCGCGCTTCACTGTTGGAAACATAACTGCCCAGCCAAACGTGCTTGTATTTGTCAGGGTCGCGCTCCCTATCGTATTCCATCTCTGCTTTAAGCACATCAGGGAACCAAGGGTTGTCTCGATAGTTTACCTGTGAGACGATTGAATCAGGCGGTGGGTTCTCACCACGCAGCAGCATATCAATAGGGTCTGTGCTGTTCAGCGGGTTCCATGTGAACCATAGTTCTGATTCAGGCTTACGGATTGTCGGACGCAATAGATCGAGCGAGCGTTGCGATAGCGTTTGAGATTCCTCCACCCAAGCGCAGTCATAACCTTCTAGCGACTTGATGGAGTCGGCAGTGTGGTTCTGCATCCCCTGGAAGATAATTAGCCCATCGCCATGAACGGACTTGATCTGCGTCTCTTGAATTTCGAAGTAATCTTGAACGCCAAGCTGTTCTATCTTTAGCTCCAGCAAACGCTTGACGGATTGGCTCAGTGACTTCTGTATTTCACGGACGCAAACTGTTCTGCGCCGCTGATCCATCACATGGGCTTCGATAACCATTTCCGCAAAGGCATGGCTCTTGCCGCTTCCCCGTCCTCCGTGTGCGCCTTTATAGCGGCTGGGCTTTAGGAATGGCTTGAACCAGCGCGGTGTTTTAATCGTTAGCGTCTGCGCCATCAATCACCTGGCGTTGAATGCGCTGTATCATGCTGCCGCTTATGTTCAATTTCGATGGTTCGTTATAACCGTGCATTGCGTTTAGCTCTTTGACTGCCGATACCTTTACCGCGCCAGAGCCTTCACGATAAGCTTGCACCAGTGCTTTGACGGACATTTCACGCGACCAAAGCTGCTTCTCCTGCACGCCTTCACGCAGCTCAGATATTCTTGCGGCAACCTTGTCGTTCTTCATTAGCTTCGACGCCAAAGGATATATCGTGTTATCCTTCATTCCTTCAGCGTCATAAGCAGCGCGATATGAATCCGATTGCCCTAGTCCATCAGCAATGCCCTGGCAGAACGCTTCCTGCTTTGCTGTCAGTTTAACGTGAGCCATTGAATGTCTCTCCTGTCTCTGCATGAACCGCTTCCTTGCCAGTGAAGTCTTGCCAGCGCCTTACAATTACATCACAGTATTTTGGATCAAGCTCCATTGCAAAACATGAGCGCCCATGCTTTTCGCCAGCAATGATCGTTGTTCCTGATCCGCCAAATGGCTCAAAGATTATACCAGTATTCTGTGCAACAATCGCTATGCCTTTTTCGGGCAATTCAACTGGGAAACAAGCCTTATGATTTTCGGTTTGGGCATTAGTGTTTTTGATCTGCCAAAAGTTACTCGTCACTTCTTTGACAGCTACAGGCTGCTTGTTTGTTGAAAAGATATAAATTGGCTCCCAATCACGCATAAGGGAACCCTTGAATGGAATTGTGTTGCTTTTTTTCCAGCAAATTTGCTCGACTAAGTATGGAAGCCTATTGTTGATTTGCTGAATGTATTCAAATCTGGATTTTGCGTTATAACTGACGTTCCAAAATATGAACCCATCTGTATACGCAAAGCATACTTCTAGAACGGATGATGCAAACTCTACATATTCGCTAGAGCCAAGATTGTCGCTGTATCCATCGCCATACATTTTAACGCTTTTCTTTTTGTTAAAAATGCTTCCCTGGCCAGTTTTAGCATCAGCATTGTATGGAGGTGACGTGAAAACCATATCCGCCTTCTTACCATCCATCAACTTGTCAACAGAATCAATGCTAGTGCTGTCTCCACACATCAATCGATGATTGCCAAGCAACCATATATCTCCAGGCACAGTCTTCGGCTTTTCAGGTGCATCAGGAACAGCGTCTTCGTCGGTCAGTCCTGCTGTTGGTTCTGGCTCTAGCAATCCATCAAGGAACTTCTCGTCGAAGCCAAGGATGTTTAGGTCGAAGTCATCTAGCTGCAGGTCTTCAATCTCTGCCTTCAGCATATCCATGTTCCACCCTGCGTTCAGGGCGAGTTGGTTATCTGCTATCACTAGGGCGCGTTGCTGTGACTTGCTTAGGTGATCTAGGACAATCACTGGCACTTCTTCCATGCCAAGCTTTCGCGCTGCCAGCAGTCGGCCATGTCCTGCAATAATGTCGTTTTTATCCGACACTAGAATAGGGTTTGTCCATCCAAACTCTCTAATGCTTGCCGCAATCTGAGCTACCTGTGCGTCACTGTGCGTTCTGCTGTTAGCTGCATATGGAATCAGCTTTGCAATGCAGACCTGTTCAATCTTAACGCTCATCAATAGCCTCCGTTAATTGTGCGCTTGTCGGCGCTCTCACCAATCAAGGTAAATGATTTAACTGTCACTTCTCGCGTTCCCCAAGAGTGCATCTTGTCCCCGCACCTATTACAATCAGGTGCATCGCCTTGGCTTTCACATTGAAAACCACAATAGCAAGAAAACTTTGTTACGACTTCAATCATTTCCTTCAACCACCAAGTCTAAGCGGATTTCGACCTCAATAAGCTTTGCGAGATAATGCTCGCATTTTTTTAAATCTTGCGTACCGTTCTTTTCACGATAGCGGGATAAATACTTTATGCAATTGCCTAGCAGATATCCTGAGAAAGCTTCTGGTGTCATCCACGATTCCATTGCGTCCCAAGGCTGAACGTCCTTTGAAGCGTAGTGATCTCCGCCTACTTGGTATTCGTTAGAACTCATCTTCTTCATCCTCATATCCAAACGGGTCATAACCCTTTAGCATAGCATCGACTGCCACCATAATAGGCCCAGTGATATTTACCTTACCAGATTCCATCTTGCGAATGGTTGTTCCTCCGCTTGCTGGTGACAGGCGCAGTGCGTCCGCCATTTCGTTTACGCTGTAGCCCATGTAGTGACGGGCAAGCTTTAGCTTTTCAGGTGTCATGCCTATGCCTTGCTTTTTTGCAGCGCATGAACGATTGTTGTGTGATCACGACGAAGTATGCGGCCAATTTCTGTCATTGTATGTCCCTTTTCGCGCAGCATGACAGCGCACTTGCGCCTTACTGCTACCAATGGCTTGAACTTGCGCGGCCCTAAAATGTCCTCCAAAGTGAAGCAATGCGCTTTAGCAATGGCTTCAATTTCCAGCAGATTGGCTTGCCGAGGTGTCATGCCACGGCTGTCAACAAGCACTATTTCTTCTTCTTTATCTTCCCAATCAAAATCGTTTTCAAACATTATGCTTCCTTTTGGAAAATTCCGTCAACCATTTTGCCCTTACGGTCTTTAATCTCATAATATGAGTTGGCGATGCAGTCTTCTATCTCCATGCCGTTTTGCGCTGCCAGGATAGTCAGAACAACAAACATATCTCCGATTGCATCTGCAAACTCTATGTCGTTCTTTTTGCCGATAGCGTTAGCCAGCTCCCCAGCTTCTTCGATCAGTTTGACGAATTGGCTTTTCAAGTCGCTGCCTTCGATAAGGTTGCGGTCTTCAGCCCATTGGCGAATTAAATCTGCGTAAAACATTTTCTATGCTCCTTTTATGCTTCCACCATGTCGTTAAGCCACACCAGTTCTTCCAACGTCTCCAGTGGCTGCTCATCAAAGCGAACCATCTCCTGGCGCAACTGAATGTGCTGATGCTCATATATGTCAGGGCCATTGCCACGGAAGTTCTGACCAAAGCGTGACATTGCCCATTCGCGTTGCTGGCGATCACGCTCTGCGTTGAATGCCTTTAATGCGTCGATGGCGGCTTCGGCTAATTCTGTGAGGTTCTTAGTCATATCAGTCTCCTTGTTGGCGGGATAATTCCCTTGCTGATGCCCCGTTATAAAAAGTGCCTTTAATTCTGTAAAGCGTTTTTTTCAATCATTCCGCAATACGCAAATAAAAAGGCTGGGAGCGTTGCAGCGCAGCCCAGCCTTTATTTATATTGTTGGACGCGTTGCACCGCAGTCCAGCCTCAAGAGCGTCACAAAGCTTGGTAACGAAGTAACAAATGTTTTGTAGACCACATCCATATTAATGGCAATCATCTTTCTCAATTCTTCTGCCGTTTTGCGTGTTCAATCGCAGCAATCGCCCAGGCTTCGGGTGCGCCTTTGTATCGCCCCTTAGCCCAGTGCTTGCGTATATCATCCAGTGATATGCTTCCGAGGTCATATTTAATCAGATCGCACATCAATCTCGTTGCCGCGCTCACCTGATTATATATTCCCCGTCAGCGAATCGAAGGTAGCCACGCTCTACAGCAATACGCAGCCAGCGCTCTGGCTTGTCTGATAGCTCTACAGGTTCTCCGCAATGCAGCTTGCTAATAAAATCATCAAACCTTTCCGTTGCGTGATTCAGACAGATTCGCAGCGCCTTGTCCTTTTTGCTGGTCGGCGCAGTGTATTCTTCTAATATCGTTAAACACTGGCGAGGCGTTGGAAACCAATCAAGCTCCTTGCAGACGCGCTCAGTCATGTAGCTAAGGGCTTCTTTCGTGTAGCCACCAAGAATCCGTGCATAGACTGCTGTCCGCATCTGTCCGCTTTGCTCATCTGTGTTCTTGCTTGGCAGGGTTGCCTCAATAAACTGAAGCTGCTTGGCAAGCTCTTTGGTTTCGACTGGAATGTTCTCAACAGGCATCGCTAACGCCATCGACCGTAGCTCATCGCATTCTGCTACCGTGAGATCAGAACGGGTCATCAGATCGTCCATCCGCGACGTATCGAAGCGCTGCGGCAAAGCCGTTTTCGTTTCTAGGCTTACCAGTTGTCCGATTTGTTGTGCCATTTTTCTTTCCTTCTACCCATTGTGCTTTGAAACCCTGCCATCCTCTTTCGATGGCCTCCGTGATTGCAGCCTCCAACGTCCATCCCGCTAATGCAGCTTCACGCTCAATGCCTTTCAATGCGGTTTCAGTAAAGGCTGCTTTCCGATGGTTCTTCCAATCCTTCCAAAGCTGGTCACAAAATCCATTAGGCTTGGCAGCGGAAACGCTCCTGCGTTTTGCTGTTAATACGTTAGTATTAACTTCTGTATCTGTATCTGTATCTGTCTCTTGGCCCGTTACTGAAACGTTTCGTTCCCGTTTCATAGCGTTATGCTGCTGTTTT